AATCCCTGCACCTGAATGTAAAACTAGAATTATAGCAATCCTAGATTGGTGGACGCAAACATCACTTCGAGTTGTGCATGAATGGTCTTTCGACATTCTGCGAAACTTAAGATGTGATCTAACGTTCAACCAGGACGGATTCAAAACGGTCTTGCCGAAAACCGGTCCCTACTTCTCGTTTGACCTATCATCAGCCACTGACAGATTCCCGATGGTTTATCAGGAATTTGTTATGAAGCTGCTGATCGGTGAGAAAAGATCAAAGGCTTGGGCAAGTTTGCTCACGTTAAATGAGTACACCGCTGATTGGGACGGCCGAAAATATAAATATAAGGCCGGACAACCAATGGGCGCTTATTCATCGTGGAGCGTCTTCACCATATGCCACCATCTAGTAGTCCGGTTTTCAGCTTACAAGGCAGGTTTCGATCCTGTCAAGTTTACCGATTACGTTATATTAGGTGATGATATAGTCATTGCTAACTCACGTGCTGCTGATGAATACGAAAAGATAATCCGTTCACTCGGAGTAGAAATCTCTCGCGAGAAGTCGTTGGTTTCCCAAGACTCCTTCGAAATCGCAAAAAGATATTACAACGAGGGGAAAGAATTAACTCCCTTTCCACTTGCGTCTATTATTGAGAACCGGTCGAGCGTTGCTGCTCTATGGTCTTCAACATTAGTTGCAAAGGAACGAGGTTTTACCTTTCTCGATGAGTCCAGCACCCCGAGATTTGTAGCAGAAATCCAGCGCTCGTCAGGTCGAGTTGTCAGATCGACTCTGCGAATTGCGAGGGATCTCCAAGCCCTTCATACTATTACACGAGTAGGACCGGACGATGACCGCTTTATTCCAGCTTTTACTGCAATAACGCGATCTCTCCGATTACAAGTCCCCTGTACTACTAAGCCTGAATTCCTTTCGGAATGGCTATATATAGTACTAGGAGGTCTCGTGGTACGGTATAAAGGACAATTGCTAGACCGAACATCTGACCAATATTTAAGCTTAAAACGCTTAATACTCCAAGATTTTATGGAGTATCTTGAACAGAAGCAAGATCAGGCACCAGATCTCAAACTGGACTCCACTAGTCTACTTCGTGATTTTGTTCTCACCAGGTTAACAGGTATTTCTACTGTCAATCTGATGAGAGAGCAAAATAATC